ACCGAACGCAGGTCGGCTTTGAACCCCGCCCCACAGCAGCAAGCGTCAGCTTCCCGCCTGAGATCGTCGCCGTGCCGCCATCGGTAGCAGTCAGCGTCCAGCCCGTGCCAGACGAGAAATCGCCATTTGTGACGGCCGTCGAGACCGACACGCGCGTCACTAGCGCGTCATTGTTCCAGATGCGCAGGCTTTGGTTCGTGAACTCCATCAACGCGGCATCCGTCGCGCCGAACACGAACTCCTTCATTCGGCCGGCGGCGTTGGTGTCGGTCGTGCCAAGGTACTGGAGGCCAGGGCGCATGACGCCCGGTCCAGTGGCGAAGGGCAGCATGTTCGTCTGCTCTTCCGCCGCAAGCCGCATCCGCTCCAGATCGACGCGAGCGAGCGCCGTGCCGTCGTGGACGCCGACATTGTAGGCATGAAGGTAGGTCTTTACCCGTGCCATCAGTTGCTGTTCTTGCTGCTACGGGACGCGAGGCGGGCGCGCACAAGACGTCCGGCCGGTTCCTGCTTCACGGCTTCATCAAAGGCATCGAGCGTCTTGGCGCGGGCAAGACGGCTCTTGTACAGGGAATACAGGTCGTTGCGATTGCCCCTGTCGCCAGAGATCGGCAGCCCGCTTTCGAAGGCAAGATAAGCCTCCATGGCCTTGCAGAAGGTAGCCGGCCATTTGGTCACGTCCAGCCCATAGGATGCGTCGTTGGACACATAGCGCAGGTACAGCGTGTCGACGTTGGCGTACCACTTGCGCGTCTGAAACTGGAAGTCTTCGAACCCAATGAAGAACGTGGCCTCGTTCGAAATGCCGACCGTGCGCACGAAGTCGGTCGGGGCCGTGAACGCATAGTCCCAACCAGAGATCGGCGAGCCTACATCCGTCAGCGTCGTGGACCGAATGGCAAAGTTCCACAGCCCCTGTTCCAGCATGAACGCAAGGGCGTCATCCCATGCGTCTTCTAACTGGTATCGTTCGGGGCGATCGTCGCTCAGGGACGCGAGTTCATGCGGCCCAAGCAGGCGAAGCGCGCCCTTGTAGATGGAGAGTTTGCTTGCCATTCGATCGGTCCTTTAGGCCGCGACCCCAAGCACCTTCTGAGAGTGCTTGATTGCTGCCTGATACGCCGCGAGTTTGGTCTTGTGGCCTTGGCTCACAGTCTCGGCAGGGTCCGAAGTTCGGACGGCAAAGGTGCGATTGCCGGGAATCCAGCCGACCTTGTAGTTGGCAGGGAGTTCGGGCAGCGGCTGCTCTTCGGTCTCGACGGGTTCCGGCTTGTGCTCGACGTTCTTCCACACGGACAGCGGCGACGTGTTGACGTAGCCGACGCCGGCTTCCGTCACCTGAAGGTGCACACGCCATGCGAGGTCGGAACGGCGGGCGATGACTTCCTGCCCCGCGCGAAGCTTCGGCGCCAGATGCGCCCATGCGCCGGGAACGGCAATGTCCTGAATGTCGAAGTCGACCGGCAGATCAAGGTGCCATGTGACGATGGTCTGATCCTTGGTCTTGAGCGGAGCCGTGGCCGGGATTTTCTTGATGGTCATGTTTGCCTCATGATGGATGGATGCGGTTTATATGATACGATGTGCCGAACGCGCCGAAGGGCTGGAACCCGACGACGCGCTCTAACCAGCCCAACCTATCAGGAGGTTAAGATGGCTAAATCTCGTTTATGCTCTGTCCCCACTTGCGGCAAGCCGCATGATGCGCGCGGCTATTGCAAATCCCATTATCATCGCTTGATGAAATACGGGTCCATAGAGCCGCGAACTAGATGGCCAGAAAGCCGAATTGGCTACCTAGAATCCATTCTTCGAAGCGACACGCCCGAATGCACCTTGTGGCCATACCGTTCGACAAAAGACGGCTACGGGTACATTCAAATAAAGGGGAAATCCGTGCTGACGAGCCGTTATATTTGCCAACGCAAATATGGCCCGCCGCCTACAGCGCAACACCAAGCCGCGCATAGCTGCGGCAATGGCCACCTTGGGTGCTGCACGCCATCTCATCTGCGGTGGGCAACGCCAGCGGAAAACACGGCAGACAAATACAGGCATGCCACCGAAACAGGCCGATGTGCTCCTCGAAAACTGCGACCAGACGATGTAAAGGAGATACGTCGTTTGCTGCTGACCCAAGGCGTTAAACGCACGGCAAAATCATTCAACGTGAACCCATCCACCATAAACAAAATTAGAAAAGGGAAGTTATGGGCACACGTTACTTGACCCCTTCGGGGCGGCTCCGAAGAACCGCCCCAGGTGGCAAGGGAGAGGCAGCCCCGCGACCGGAAGGCCGCGAAGCCGCTTAGTCGGAGTCGGTGCCGGTTACGGCAGTGCCGTCCGACAGGTCGACGCCGGCCGTTGCGGAAGCCGAGGTCACGATCATCAGCTGCATCGTGATCGGCGAAGCATCGCTATCAATCTGGATGACCAGATCGCCAGCGCGCATTCCGAGGCTCCACCCATCGGTGAAGTAGCCAGCCACCCGCACGAGGGTAGCGGCATCCACCGAAGAGTAGATCCACAGGCGGTTTGCGCCGCCGATACCCTGAGCGATCAGGGCGGGCGGGTTCGAAGTAGCGTAAGCCATGGTTCAGCCCTCCTTACGTGGCGACGAAGCCGGAACCATCGTGAGTGATTTTCACGATGCCGGTGTTCTGGAGAACCTTGGCTGCATGGTAGGTCGTCGCGCGAGACCAGGACGAATCCTGCTTCTCATCGTAGCCGATGGCGACCGATTCCTCGCCGACACGAACGGCGTAGCCGAGCGCGTTGCGGTGGAACATGTAGCAAAGTTCCGACGAAGTGCCGAGGCCGGTGACGCGGCTCGACACGGTCCAGTTGACGCCGGCCCAGCGCCACATGCGCCGCGCAGGACCGCCAAACTGCTTGACTTCGGCGTAATCGCCCGAGGAGAACTCCGTCGTCTGCATCAGGTACGCCCGGAACGCGGGCGAGATGATCGCAAACATGTTGTCCTCTTCCTCGATCGGAATGTCCGCATTCCCGAGGATGGCTTGTGCGCCGAGCACGGTGTTGAGCGTCGCAGTTCCGGAACCGAAGTCCTGGGTGGCGTTCGCAAGCTCAGCAAGCACGGTGAGATCGATGTCGCGGTTGATGACCGCCATCGAAGACATCTGCATGATGCGCTTCTGGTCGCCCTGCGAGGCGAAGATGTTGAACGAAGTCAGTTCATACGGCGCGTGCTTTTCAACAAGCGTCGCAGTGACCTGGGTGTTCGTGGGGTTGCCATACGGAATCTGACCGTTGACACCACGGGTGACGGCAGTATCGGAGCCCGAGCCGGCGATGAGAAAAGTGGCCTGGTTGCCACTGATCACACTCTCCTTCGTGGTCATCGCCTTGAGCGCAGAGACGCGCTGTTCGAACGACGCCACGAACTCGCGTCGATACTGAATCATGGCGGCTTCTACCGGCATAACAGTTCCTTTCGAGTTGGGTTGACGTTGTGAGAACCGCGCATTTGAGGGTGGCCGAGCGCGTTGCGGGGCCGATTGCTCGGGGTGGCCGCTATCCGTTCGGGGCTGTCATGCTTGGTGGTTGGTGGTTGGCGTTCAGCAGGGGCCGGGATGCCGGGATGGCCTGCCTAGTGCCAGTTACGCTGAAGACACTGGCCGCTATTTGCGGCGGGTTTCGCGCTTCAGAATCTCGCTGTACTCGGCATCGAGCTTTTCAGTGTAGTACCGATCGATGTCCGTGTTCATGACCTTTTCAATCTCGGCCTTTCTCGACGCATGACGCTCCGCACTGTCCGAGTGGGCGAAGGTCACATCGCCAAATCGTTCGCGTCCCTGATCGGCCATCCATGCGACGAACTCAGGGATATCGCCGACGCGCCGGCCATCGGGCATCCGGGCTTCACCCCATGATGCGCCGACCCCGGGGATTTCAGCCGCGAACCGCTTGGCAAGCGTGAGGTTGGCCTTGAACTCGCCGTGCGCCCAATCCTTGCGCAGGGCATCCTCAGCCGCTTCCGCTGCCGCCGTGTCGGCCTGCACGCGCTGCGCTTCCATGTTCTCAAGCTGCGAGATGTACCATTCGGACGCAATCTCCACCACGGCAGGCGGCGCACCCTTGGAATGCGCGAACTCGGTGAACGACGCCAGCACCGGCTTGTCATCGTCCGTGAGGCGCTTCGTCACTGTGTCAGGCAGTTTGTAGCCAGACGGGTCGTCAGGAACGCCCTGCTCCTTGCGCCATTCCGCCATCGCCTTTTCGTCGGACGGGTCCGGCATGTCGCGCTTGAGTTTGCCCGAGCGGATGACCGACTGCGCTTCCTTGAGCGCCTTGAGGATGTTCTTCGGCGAGTTGTAGCGCTTCGCCAGCTTGGCAGCGTCTTCGTCCTCGCCGGCCATGAGTTCGCGCCACGCGTCCGGCCAGTCGCTGGTCACGTCCTTCTTCGGCGGGTCGGCCGGTGGATCGCCGGCGGGTGGTTCGTTCGGGACCGGGTTAGCGACCGGCGCCGGGTCTACATTGACCGGCGGCTCATTGCCGGGCGGCGGGTCGATATTCGGCTCATTCGGAGCCGGGTCAAGTTCGCTCATTGTGCCTCGTTCCTGTTGCCTCTACCTGCCGGAGCAGTCTTCTTCGCCTGCGACTGGCGCTCAGCCTCCAGCACCACCGGATTCAGCATCTTGCGGAGTTGGTTGGCACAATAGCGCTTGCCTTCGGCAAAGTCCGTGGCGCGTTGAGCGTCAATGCCGCCCGCACGATAGCTCATGCCTTCGACCTGGCAGACCGCGTGCAGCAGCCAGTTCCAGACCGTCGTTTGCTGGCCTGCATTGGCGACGCCATCGGCAAAGGCTCGCACGGCCATGATGACGCCTTCGTCGTATTCGGCCGGCTTGTGCGGGTCGCTCATCAGACAAGGCCCGCCTGTTGCAGCGCCACCGAGGCGTTAGCGACCTCGCCCGCCACGCCGGCACCTTCCCGCAACTGCGCAGCTGCCTGCATCAGCCCTTGCGACTGTGCAGCGGCTTCCGCGTCCTCTTCCGCAACCTCTTCATCCTTCGACCAATCGGCGGGAGCGCCTGTACCCTTCACCGCGTCCTTGGTCATCTTGCGGTAATCATAGTCAGCCTGCACGCCCTGGTCCAACTGCGCACCGCCGGCAATGATCTGCACCGACTCTTGGAATGCCTGCACCATCGCCCTGCCCTCAGCCGTGTTGAGAGGGCTTTCGAACTTGAACGTCACGTCCGCGCCAGACAGAGCGTCCGGCATTTCCTCAAGGTTGAACTGGTTGTTCCTCAATGCCATCTGGAACGCCGTATCCAGCAGCGGCATATGATACTCGTGTTCGATCGGGCCGAAGAACGGCAGCACCGAGCGGCGGAACTCCGCAAGCCGAGCCTGCGTCTCGAATGCCGTCATCTCGCGCTCTGCCGGCAGCATCAGCTTGTTGAGCAGGAACGATTCCGCAATCATGTTGCGGACATCAGCTTTCATCTCCAAACCAGCAGGCAGACCGTTGCTCGCCTCTTCGAACGAGAGCACGTCCTGGATCTTCTGGTCATCCTCAAGGTCGACATACGTCATGCCGCCCGCATACCGGTTTACCGCGTCGCGGAAGATTTCCCCCTTCGCGAACATCGGCGCATCAAGCGCCTTTTCCCCCTGCTCCAGAATGATGCGCGCCAACTGTTGCAACATCCGCCCATCGGGCAATGACGTGATGGTAGCCGGTGAAAATCCTTGCGGGAACCCTGCCACCGTGCGCCAGCGGGGGATGACGTAGTTGAAGACCGGCAGCGGACCTTCGCTTAGGATTTCGTCGTGCTCACAATCAATGTAGAGCGAGCAGAACGGCATGTCCTTGTACTGGCGCCGCTTGGCCTTGTCGTCGCCGTAAATCTCCTCGAATGGCATGACGATATGGCGAAGCCTGAACTCTCTCGTCGGGTCTTTCTCGGCCGCCTGCTTGATGTCGTGATGGGCTTTCTTCGCCCACGCCAGACGGCTCATGATGCCGCGAGCGGTCATCGGCATCTTGCGCTGATTGTGGTCGATACGGCCGACGCCGTTTTCCATCCATGCGTTCTCTTTGGGATGCCAGCAGCGGAACAGGAAGTGGTCGCGGCTCGGGCTTTCCTCAACCGACAGGACCGGGTTGCCGAACGCAGCCCAATCGTGATCCGCCTCGCCGGTCGCGCGGACGAAATTGGCCCGCCGGTCATAGATCAGGTTGCGCAGCTTCTTCGTCGTGTCTTCGAGCCAACGAGACGCCGCCGGGTCGTCGTTCAGCTCGTCGTCCGTCGTTTTGACGTCGAACCAGTTGCCCTGACGCAGCATAGCGCTAGGAG